TCTCGAAGTGCTACGGCTGACTCTAGGCCTGCGGGCTTCTTGCTCTGCGCGGAGAGCATCGAGATACCAGCAATCTCATAGGCGCGGTTGAAGAGCCGGTCGAGGTGGCTGAAGATCTCACCGCTGACAGTCTTAGGCACGAAGAACTGCGGCGGGTTGTTGCGGTACTCGATAACACCCCAGGCCTCGTTGTTGATGTGCGCTTTGCTGATTTGGCTACCGGCTTCTATGAACACCTTGGGCCTAGCCAGGTGCATCTGCTCCTGAATCATATTCAGCAACCGGTTCTGCTCGATTTGAATGCCGGTTAGCTGCTCCGCAAGGCCTTGGCCAAAGTAGCCTAGCAGGCGTTCCGTCCAGCGAATGACTGCGAATGGGAATGTGTCTTTTTCCCAGGACTCATCAACCAGCGTGGCGCCCTCGATGATGATGCAGTGTCGGCCATCGTTAGCGCCGGGTCCACTAGGCAAGTGCCAGGCTTCAATGCATGGGATCTGCTCCGCTGCTTGATAGCTGGCGTGTGTGCCGTCCATGGCTTCAGCGGCTGCGATGGCGTCTTTGTGCTCTGGGAACAGGTGAACCAGTACATCTTTATTGACGGCTTTGCGGTGAAACATCTGACGCGGCTGCGCGTAGCGGCTCTCAAGGTCATCGACGTAGACCTCATCTGGAAAGGTGCGCTCTACCCGTATCTTGTTGCCCTTTTCGTAAATCTTCATGAAACCTGTGCCGAAGACACACGCATCAAGGAAGACCTTCGGTGCAACGTCGTAGATGTCTGTCTCGTAGAACTGCCCTTGCACGAACTTGTCTAGGCGTTTGGCTTTTTGCTGCATCGACCAGTCGCCGCCACTGGTGAGAAATGTGGCCTTTGGTTTGTTCTTCGCGATGCGGGCCGTGACCGTGTCGATGCAGCTTTGAATGACGTTAAGCGTCACGCGGTGCTTGCTCGAGCTCTTTGTTGATGAGTACTCGCTGAACGAACCAAGCGTTGAAGGTGCGATATTGCCGTAGAGTCGCAAGTGGTAGAGGTTGTCTTCGCTGCGCCAGCTTTGCTCTTCGCGTAGGTTTTCGACCGTGTCATAGACGAGCTCGTGCGGGTCATTTGCGGACTGCCACCAGTATTCTTTCTTAATTTCCATCGTGCGCCTCAAATCGTGCTGTAAAAGTCGTCTTCTCGCGTATCGTCGAATTCATATTGCAAATCTTCTGAAACGCCTTGGCCAGACACGCGCTTAGGCTCGAAGAACTCAATCTCAAAGTCGCCAATCTTCAGGCGTTTAAGCTTGTAGTCCTCAGCTAGCTGGATGAGGTTCTCAAGCGTGCCTAATTCAGTTGGTAGCTGCTCTCCCACCATGCTTCTCCGTCTTCGTTGTCTAGTTTGCGTTCAAGCTTGTCGATGATGCCCTGCTCAATGCGTCGCGTGTGCGCAGGCGTTCCTGGTAGCGGCTCCGCGCTTGTTGGCTGGTGCGTGTAGTGTCTTGATTCGCGCCAGGCGTAGAGCATGGCGTCACTGAGGTGGTTGTCGTACCGAGCATCTTCCTTGCCACGCTCATCCCAGGCCAGATGATCCCACTCTTGAAGCAACGCGGAGCCATCGAGCACTTTGACCTTGCCGTCCGCCAGGTCGCCGTTCAGTAGCTCTTGGTAGCTCAGCTTGTGGCGTTTTTCGGCGGCTCTCAGTGGCAGGAGGTGCCGGGCTTTGAATTCTTCGACGATGCTCTTACCGAGACCACCCGTATCCGCCACCATCACCGTGAAGTCATAGGTGGCGTGGTATTCCTTGATACGTTCGGCGATTTGGCTGGGGATGAGGTGGTTTTCCTTGTAGCACTCGACCACGTAGAAGTCTGGCAAGTCTCGACTAAATGCCCCAATCACGAAGCCAGTCGCGTCTTCGTAACCAAGGTCAACACCCAGCACGTACTCGAAATCATACTCATGCAAAGGCACCGTCTGAACCACGTTTTTTTGCGTGTATTTGTAGACCATGCAGTCGTCGCTGCGGACCCATTTACCGCACCACTCTCGCAGATAGATTGGGTTGTGGTCTGACCATCCGCGTTGCTTTTTGCGTTTTGCAAGCCACTCTTCAGCGTGTGGGATGTGCGGGTTGTCGCGAATGGTCCAGGCGTGGTTGCTGTAGCCATACGATGGGTCTGTTGTCGCCTTATGGAAGAGATTGAAAGAGGCGGCCGGAGTTCCAATCATCAGCAATGTGCCACGGGCATCAACGAGTGCTGGCTCTAATACTTCCTCGACCAGCGCGTCGATGTGTGGCCCAAATGATGCCGCCTCATCCAAGATAACCAGCGCGTAAGCCGAACCACGGAGCTTGTCCACATCAGCTTCGTCGTTTGCGCCTGTAAGTATTATCTGGCTTCCGTTTTGAAGCGTCGCAATAAGCTCCGAATTATTGAACTTAACATTCAACATGTATCTGCGTGCTGCGCGCTTCATCTCGGCCCACATGAGGCGCTTGGCGCTACCCCTTGTGAGAGCGATGTACGCACAGATGCAACCCGGCTTACGTGTGGCCACTTCAATGAGGTAGTAACAAGCTGAATATGTCTTCCCCGACCGCCTCGAGCATAGCGCGGTCTTGTAGAGCGCAGGGTCGTCGATGAGCTCCCTTTGCTGTGTGAACAAGTCTTCTCGCCACCGATACGTGCGTGCTTCATCCAGCTCGGCGTTCTGATCGTCTGGGACGTCACCAAAGCGCTTGATGTATTCTCTAAGGACGGCACGGGCGTCGTGTTTGTCGTCAGCCATCCATCAACTCAACTATCCTGCGACCAACGTAATAGGCGCATTGCGGGACGATGGCGTTGCCGAGTGTTCTAAGTCGGTCCATCCGAGCGGGAACCCCATCAGCCACTCGACCCACACTGGGTTCAACGGTCCAGGGGTTGAGTTCAATTTGTTGACCGCTGTCGCCAGCCCGTCGCCGAATTTGGGATTCTTCCCCGCCTTGCGGTAGTTGCCCTTGGCTGTTGGGGTGGGCCATAGGTTCCTGAGCGCCATCGTTCGTAAGCTCGGCTTGCCGGCTTGCTTGTATGTGCTTCCGTCCGGTCGCTTGCCGTTGTTGCTGGTTCCGCAGTGACTCGCTGTTGGGGTAGGCAATAACGAAGCACCGGGCTCGCTTATGTCGGGCACCCAACTGGCTAGCTTGTATGGTTTGCCATTCCGCATCATACCCGAGCGCGGCAAGGTCTTGGAGGATGTAAGGGAGCCACCGTTTACGGGCGTTAACGTTTTCGATTGCGACCCAGTCCGGCATGACCCCCTCGATGAGCCGCAGGAGCTCGTACCAGAGCCCGCTCTTTTTCCCTGACAGCCCCGTGCCTTTTGACGAGGCACAGCTGAGGTCTTGGCAGGGGAACCCTCCGGCGATGAGGTTGGTACCAGGGACATCTGCCGGGGATGTATCTCGGATGTCATCAAAGAGCTTTGCCTCCGGCCAGTGTTTGCGAAGTACCTTCTGACAATAGGGGTCGTTTTCGATTTGGTACAGCGTACGGCTGTTGGGGATCGCCTGCTCGAGGCCGAGCTCGAACCCCCCTATTCCCGAGAAGGCTGAGAGGATGTTGACGGTCATTGCCTAGTGACGGACTTCACAGGCTTGCGCTTTGTTGGGATTCTTGGCGCTTTAACCGGTGCGGGGCGCATCCAACTGATTTGCTGGATGGGAACTAGGAATGTGCCTTTGTCCTTATGCGCAACCGTTAGGAATTGGCCTTTGTCATCAAGCGTCAGCGTGAAGCCTTTGTGCTGCGGGCTTGCTGTGTTGATGTGTGTGTTGTTGAGCAGCGGCTTGGCGTTTTCATTCAATTGCATTGCTTGGATCTGCATAGATTTCCTCAACCTGCGTTAGCCCACCCTCGTGCTGGAGGTATGGGACGTATAGGAGCGTGTGACCCTTGCGCTTCAGGTCTTTCGATACCCAGCCGCGATGTGATGTGAGCGTTGGCTCTCCACGGTGGTAGTCGAAGCCTTTGACGAGGGCCCGCTGTAAACCGAAGCGCCTGAAGGATGCTTTGGTGTACGCATAATGAAGTACCAAGAAGCGACTGGTTCGCTGAGCGCAGAGCCAGGCGTAGATGTCGTCACCCTTTTCTTGGTCACATGCGACAAGCGTGATGGCGCTCTCGAGCAGGCGTTTAACCACCGGGCGGTGCAGCTTGTAGAAGATGCGTTTCGGCTGGTCGAGGTTCTGGCCGTGGTAGCTCTTAAGCCAGGAGCGGTAGATCAACGCTGTGTCGCCTGGCTCGCTGGGGCGTACTCGGACGGGCAACTTGTCTAGGCGCTTTGGGTCAAACGTGGCGTTCTGGTGTCCCTTGGTGATTGGGTCGCCTGTGCGGAATGCTAGGTTGCTGCCTCCGGTTTCGCGGAGGATTGAGTTCTTGATGTCATCCATCTTCGTCGGTCTTCTTTTTGATTTTGGGCATGGGTTTGCCGGTTAGTTTTTTGTAGGCGGCTTCTGCGAGCTTTTGGATTTGCTCATCTGACTGGGCCTCGAGGTTGTTCTGCTCACGCATTTGCAGCTCCAGCTGCATGAGCTTGGCGTAGCTGTTGACCATCGAGTTGAAGTGCTTGCCCTGGTAGTGGTCGAGGCCACTGCCCTGGGAGATGCGGGCTAGCTGTCTGAATTCGCTGTCTATGGTGGCGTAGGCGTTGTGCATCATCGAATGGAGCGATGGGTAGACGTGGACGTCCACTTTGGTCTCGAGCTCTTTGTTTGCTTGGATGCCTTGGGCGTCCACTTCAAGCAGCTCGTCGGCTTCGAGTGCTTCGGCGTGTTTGTTGTGGTTGCTTTTGTTCGGTCGGAAGTCGTAACTGACGTTTATCTTCTTGGCCACTGGCCTCACCTGTTCGCTAAGAGGGCGCGCGCGAACCCAATTTTTCTTGGGGAAATCTATGGGCGGGACGCGCGCGCCCAAAGCATTGGCACGCATTTAGTTTTACGCGGTTTCGATTTGAGACCTAGGGCAGCCCTTGCCGGGTCTAATTCTCGTTTCTGAAGTTGAGCGAGAGAGTTTTAGTGGGGGTAATGAGTTTAAATCAGGAGAAACCGCCTGCGGGGCTACCCCCCCCTCTCCTCCTGAGAGCCTCTGTGAGCCGCGCTCGAGCTCGAGGCAGGCTTGCACACCTACCACTCGCGAAAACAGCCCCTAGGGCCCCTAGAATGCCTCTAAAGTACGTCCACGGGGGATATTCTTCATTTGAGACTTGCGCATTGTGCGAGAATTAGAGAGTATAGTTCTCATAACGTGAGTTATCGGTCCGGCAAGACCGAGAGCAGCAACCAACCGGGGAGTATCAGAGTGAGATTGGCCAGTTCGCAGTACACCACACCCGTGCTTGTTCACAGTACGTATATCGGTGCGGCATACTGCGAACGTCCATTCTCTATCTGATGCGCCCCAGACGAGAAAAGGACAGCAACCATGAGCAGAGTAGAGAGAAGCATTAAGTACCGCCTAGCTAGAATGCTAAACGTCAGTCAGTCAACCAACCTAGACCCATGGCTTATGACCTACGAAGCCGACAAGCTGGCTAAAGAGTACCGACGTCTTAACGTCGAGCAACACCTAGCAGCACAAGAGGTATCAGCATGAAATATTTCAAGATAGACCAACTAGGATACGTTTTCTGCGGTGATTGCATTGGCTTTGGGGCCGATGGCCCAGATTGTCAACTCATCAAGGGCAGACCTGAAGAATATCTTTGCACCATTACTCCGCCAAAGTGTGACGGTTGTTGGAAGGCAGAAGAAAATTGGCCAACAGCACAAGAGGTATCAGCATGAATAATCTAAAGCAGCGACTAGATGACATGATTTCAACAATGGACGAATCACGGCGATGGCAGACTCTAGGCGATGAACTGCCAACCATGTCAGCCGTTGGAGTTTTGGCAATCAAGCGAGCAGCAGAAAAGAGCGACAACTTCTCGGCCAAGCTACTTGTTAAAAATTGTGATTGGCACCTCAGATACCGATTGCAGGGGGTCTCAGCATGATTCACCTAGCACCATACATCGTAGGCAGAGGCCCGACGTTAGAAGTCGACCTCGACAAGGGTAGTATTTGGGCAACGTGGGGCGGTGAACCTCATGAAGTCTTTGAGTGGAACCCTGACGACTATAGACCGGGCTTGAGTGTTACCTCTGAAATCCAGATGGCAGAAGACATTTTATCCTTTGCCATCGCCTACTCAGCAGACCCAGAGCAATTCGACCGAGACCCGGAAGAACGAGAGCAGTTCTACCAAGAATTTTGGAATCGCTACGGCGAATCGTTCCTCTATGAGGCCCAACTGCAATGCGAGGTGTCAGCATGAGTGAACGCCAGCGTTATCGAGTCCGCCAATGGGACGACAGCAAGCCTATCATCGAGGTGTATGACAAACGAACCGGCTTTTCTCGTGAATTCAGTTTTCCTGATTTTTATGATGGTAGCGTTAGGGGTGGTGGTTGCGAGTACGCCGCTAAGCTACCGGACTATGTATTCAGAAAAGCCTACTCAATCATAGACGCCTATAGCAGACGTCGGTCTCAATCTAAGCACTACTGATGAGCCTTAGATAGGCGAAACACCTCAACCGAGGTGTCTAGTGCAACAACCACAACGCCATCCGGCAAGATGGCAGGAGCAACAACATGGCAGACAACAAATACATCAAGGCAGACCGTCAACGACTTATCGCATGCATGGCGTCAAGAGAGCATGCTCTGAAGCGGCTGGATAAGTTGGTAGAGGATTTATCTAGGGACCGGGCGTTTTATCAACCAAACCCTGACTACCCTCATGAACTGGTTCGCTCAATTCAAGATGAGGTTCAGTCCATCCGCTATGACCTCAACCGGTATGAATGCGGCGATGAGAAGACCGAAGCCCTAGCAGCATGCGAGGTAGCATCATGATTTGCCACGTATGCAACAAAGACAAGCCCGAGTCCAAGATGGACCTCGACTTCGAGAGCCGCACCTACGGAATTTGTAAAGCATGCGTTAAGGCTATCATTGGCAAGCGTACCAATGCAGTCGCGGGGCCACGCCACACTGAGACCTACCGGACCTGCTACATTTGCGAGCAGCGTAAGCCTATCGAGGTCGTAGACGGTAAAACTGGTCCTAACAGCGGGTTCACTTATCGAGCGTCTAAAGGGACTTGGTTTAGCGCATGCAAAGCATGCAACCGGCATGTATTGAGCGCAAAGAGTCGAGCCAAAAAGAAGGCCAAGAAATGACCGCTACACCGAAAGACCTCAGGCGTTAGGCTGGGGTTTTTTTGTGTGCTGGCCAAAGGGGCCCGCTTAATTGAAGCACGAGCAGCTGCTTTATGCAGTCGCGCGTATATGGAGAAGCTATGAAAAAGTGTAAACACTGTGGAAGTACCACCCGCTACACAGCGGTGTGGATGAACGAAAAGACCGGTGAGGTACTGCGTCACACTGACAGCAAGCCATCACTCTACAACGGTGAGGATTACTTGTGTGGCGGACTCAATGACTGCATGCACGAGCGTGGGGGTGATGAGTTTTACACCGATGAAGACTTCGAAGAGGTCTCGGGCTTCACTTACACTCTTGAACAGCTGGCCGACGTTCTTAGGCAGCATGGAGCCGTAGATTCATCAACTGTCGAGGTTCTCTACACTGGCGGCAGCATTTACAACGTGAATGCGTCACTTCAATGGTCCTGGGGTGAAGATGATGACGCATCACAGGAATACACCGCAAGCCTCTTGTGCAGGTTTGAAGGGTATGGGGAAACCTCTGACGGCGCAGATGATGTAATCATTATCAACATAGAAAGCGCCGACGACTCCCCAAATCAGCACGGCATGGCATCCTGCCCTATGAAAGACTACGCAAGCGTTGATGAGATTGAGAAGGACGTCCTGATGTTCGTTGATGCCGGACTGTGTCTGTTTATGTCCGAAATCCTCGGACGCGAAATCATCTCACTCTAGAAAGATCTAACCAACCAGCCCACGGCAATGGGCAGAAAGAGCAACAACAACCATGGACATCGAAACCAAGACAAGAACCCTGGCAGGCGTTAGCGTGCGAGTTTTGAACTACAAATACCTAGGACCAACCAACACCAAGGGCAGTCGCGTGAAAATCACGGACAAGTGGTTTGGCCAGTCAGTCACAATTTCGCACGACTACCGATTCAGCAGCGCGGCCGAATCTGCCGTGGCCTACTTACTCGAGCGGGGCTGGGCCGTCTCAGGCGTCAATAGTGAGAGCGGGATCATCATCATGTCCGAGTGGGACTCTGACAAGCAACTCCGCTAACCAACCGGTTGACCAAGGGAATCCCTGGTATTCCCGGAATTATCAGGGGTTCCATTTCTCGCCCAAATGTCACAAAAACCAGCCCAGTTAAATGTGGCTGTGTGGGGAAAAGTATGAACAACAAGAAAGATTACCTCTTAGCCGTTCACGGCAACGGCACAGCCCAAGCAGAGGCAAGCGTGAGGCTCATTCAAAGCTGGATCAGGCAAACCACCTCTATGGAACTGCCAGCCGAAATCATTTTCGCCGCTGGCGATCCACTTGCATTGCTCTACGTGCTTGAGCGCTTGCAAGCAGTCGCGCAAGGCGAAGAGTTTCTGAAAATTAACCCAGGCCAGCCAAAACGAGCATTCCGAGACCACGAGATCCACGCTGACATCGAGCGTCAACGCTCGCTCGGTGAAACACTCGATCTCGCCATCAGGCAAACCACTGAAAACTTGGCAGCAGGTCTCAGTGGCATGGCGCGCGAAATCCTCAGTGAGCGCTCCGTAAAAAATATTCATAGCAAGAGCAGCTCCATGACAAATGAGCAATGGCGTGAATTTGTAATCAGTCGATTTCGTGAACTCGGGCAGACAGTGCTCGACGACCGCGAAAAATAAAACTAAAGTAAAGGAACAGAGCACCGACTGGCGGCAACCGTGAAGTGCTCGAGAGCAACAACACAAATGAACAGGAGTCCACATCATGGACATTTTGCAGGACATCGCGAACCTTGAAGAGCAGTCGTGTGCCAAGAACACGACCGAATCCTACGGCTTCGCGTGGACAATTTGGGGGAACTTTGTTGAGTGGGCCGGGCTCCACTCAACTTCCCTCAATGTCAACGAGCACAATCCAACAGTCGAGCACGTGCAGGCGTTTGTCGTCTGGATGCAAAAGTATGCAAGAGGCGGCAAAGGCTATGCTCCGGCAACCGTCCGGGCCAGAGTCGCGGGGCTGGCGTCAAAGCTTCGCGACCTTCACCCAGACCAACCGCTTGTCACAGACCACCCAAGCGTCAAGCGTGTCATGAAGGGCGTGAAACGCTCAGCCGCCAAAGCTGGACACAAGCAAAAGAAGATGAAGGCGATTATGCCCGACATGCTTGAGAAGATGCTTGCAGCTGGTCGTCGAGAGTATGGCACCGACAGCATCCTGACCATTCGTAACGAATCGCTCCTCACTCTCGGCTGGAACTGCGGGGCCCGTTGCTCAGAGATCGTGAGCCTGACTCGGAACAACGTCACACCAATCATCGAAGACGGACTCCGAATCGGCTACCGACTCCACTGGCTCTCGAGCAAGGCCGACAAAGATTGTGAGGGCATGACCAAGTCAATCGGCACCGGCAATCTCTTCGACCCAGTCGCGCGACTCGAAGCATGGCTTGAGGCATCCCAAACGCCACCAAGCGTTAATGACTCAGATTGGCCACTCTTCCGAGGCGTTGGGAGCTACAACAGCATCCACACCAAATCCCTTCATGAGAAGACAATCCTGGTCCTGGTCCGAAAGTATCTGAGCCTCGCTCACATTGACCCAACTGGTTACGGCTCCCACTCTCTCCGAGCTGGCGTTGTGACCTATCTGGCCAGCCAGGGCTACACCGCCCTAGACATCAAGAAAGTCACTGGCCACAAGTCAATCGACACCGTAGCCGGCTATGTACGTGACACCGGGCATGATGCTATCGACATCATGCGAACAGGAACATGAGGAACAGAGCAATGACACCAGGCAGCAAAGAGCACCCGACGCCGGAAATCCTCAAAGCCGCTTTCATCGAAGTCTGGGCAAAGACGTCCACCGAGCCTCATGAGGTCGAAACCAAGACCTGCGACAACGGCAAAGTTCTAGAATACCGTCGTCACTCCTTCGAGTGGAAAGGTGAGCTTATGAAGGATGGCAACCCTTTCGTCATGTGGTTCACCGAGGTTGCCCTCTATGTCCCTGATGGCGACGAGTTGGAATACAAGGGCGCCGAGCTCCGATTCGACTAACGAAAGCCCCCCACCCCAGCGCTATCGAAGCACAAGCAAGCATCAAACAAGACCACGTTTTTTACTTAGCTGGGGCTGGGGGGCCCCGTTTCAACCTACAAAAGTTAAAATATGAAAACGCCCAATCAGAAAAGCTGAGCGATAGCAGCACGTTGCCTCTGTTTTAACTTTTTAACATACAAAAACATATACATTATTATTATTAGGAGGGGGTCTAAAAACATGCAAACAACAGCACGCAACGCACAGACTGTATGTATTCTCTCCAGCAAGGTTAAAAAGTTAAAATGGACCCCTAAAACGTACCCGGCCAGAACTTTTCTCGCACAAAGCACCGCCCAGGTACGAGAATTGCCAGCAGCAAAGTTGCCCCGTGGTGCGAGAAAACCGATAATGTACTCAATGGCAAGAGCAGCACATAACGGTTCAGATACCATGTATTATCAGACGTTTGGCGTCAGATATCATATATTATCAGACCTTTTGGGTTACATAACCAGATTATGCGGAACTCTAGCAGTCGCGCGTAAGACCCAAAGACGAGAATTCCAGCCAGCTAATCTAAGCCAAAAAACACGAAAACGATCTCAACGCACCGCGTCGCTCATTTCAACTTTTGCTCAAAACAAAGGTTCAAATAGCGCCGCCCATTTCAACTTTCCACGACGAAGCAACAACACTGCTCGAGACGGCAATCTCGGCAACCAGACATCTATATCGAATATGAATGGGAATAAGGCGGCCAGTGGCTCGGCAAAGCCACTGACCAATGCAGGTAGGAATGTACTGAAAGCTGCCAAAGGGCAGCCGAGCAACAACACAACCAGGACTGCACCTCCACACTACGTGAGTTGCAGCCCTTACACAACATCAAACGGTTAATATTAACGCAAAGCGTCAACAACCACGTTTCGGGGGGAACTATGAAAGTCATCGAACCATACCATCTGTCTTACAGAAAATTAGCCGCTAACCTCTACCGGCCCGCACCATCGGATTATGCTTCCAAGGCCATCACGATGCACGGCTGGCCAATGATTGGCACCGATAAAATCCAAGATGACCTTTTCGCTAACATGGCTAAGACGCACCGCAACAACAACGTGGGCCATGTTCATGGTCCAGCCAGTCCAGTCGTAACGATTGATTTTGACTGCGTAGACTATAGCCATACTGGTTGCTTGTTGGCTGTCGAGCACCTAGGCCACACACCGCTAGTCCGCCAAGGTCGACCTGGCACATGGGCAGCGCTTTACCAGATGGACAGGAAGTATAGCCCCAAGAACCAGCGTTTTGGACGATGGGAGACCTTCTCGAGCTCAGGCTTCTTAGTCTTCGGGCCAAACCATCCAAACGGCTTCGAGTACAAGTGGCTTTTTGAACTCCCCACAGACGTACCGGTCTGGCAACTCCCTAAAATCACAGGCGAGCAGCTGCAACGCTTTAATGCTGCCTGCAAGAAAGCCATCCCACCTCGTGAGGTCAGCAAGCACATCCTGCCTGGCAATATGCCCCGCAGCATGGCCGACACAGTTACAGAGTACGACCTCGAGCTCATCGGCAGACTCAGCGAGGAACGCAAAGGCAAGCGGGCCAGCCAGTACGGTGAAATTATCAAACGCCAGCTACACCAGATGGAGCACGGCTCGAGGCACTACACGATGATCTCGGTGGTCAGCAGCCTGGTGACCAACGGCTTTGACGACGACGCCATCTTTCACCTCCTAAGCGACCCATACATCCGTCGCTTCGCTGGGGATGGCACGGACCGAGAAGGCAAAGTCAAAGCAGCAATCCTTGGAGCACGCGTCAAATTCGGTGGCCTTGAGCCGCGACATTGGGAGACCTCAGCAGCATAAAGCCCCGAACTTTAACGACTAATTTGAATTTTAATAACAATGCAAAATCTACAAAAACACGACGCCACACTGGGCGTCTACGAAGTGAATTTCGCCGACAGCACCGGGGTCCGAGTGACCCCAGAGGGCGTGTTTGGTGTCAGCTATAAGCAGGTTGGCGACATCACCAGCGCCAACGGCAGCACCTACCCAATCGCACCACAGCCCATCTCAGTCGTTGCGTCCTACGACTCAGAGGACGGCGAAGGCATCATCCTTAGAGCCAAGGTACGCAACCACGTAAAGCTCATCGAGCTACCCAGGGAACTGCTGGGCGACAGTCGCAAGCGTCAGCAAGTCATCTTCAAAGAGGGCGTAAAGCTCGACCTGCACCGCAAAGCACAAGAGCCCTACTGGCGTTACGTCGCCGCAGCCGAACCAGCCAAACGTGTCTACCGGTACCAGTCTACCGGCTGGCACACCACAGAAGACGGCGACGATCTTTTCATCGCTGGCCTCACCAAAGACCGGGCTCCAGTTATCTGGGGCATTGAGAACGGTGAAGAAGAGGATATTCCCCCCTACTCCTTCACTGCTGCAAAGCGCGACTATCTCCCTAGTCTCGCTTGCAACGACGACGCCACCAGTTGGCAAAGGTTTATCTCCCGCGCAGGAGACTATCCTATTGCAGTTGCCGCTGCCTCACTAGCTTTCGGAGCGTACCTTGCACGACCTCTGAAGCTGAACTGCCATGGTGGCGTCGTCTTTTTCGGGGATTCAGGTGTCGGCAAAACGATTGCACTGAAAGCTGCCAGAGCCGTCGCGGGCCACAACGAGCAGGACGGTGACCAGGTGCTCGAGTCTTTCGGCTCATCGCTTCGCTACCTCACCAAGCGCACCGAAGCCTACCGTGACCAAATCATGCCCATCGAGGAAACCCAGCAAGCAGACCCACAAGGCTTCGCTGAGTTTGTCATGGCAGCATCCGGCCTCAGCCGTGGAACACTCAACCAGGACTCATCAGTACGTCAAAGCTACGGCAACCCAGTCGTGTGGCTAGGCTGTGGTGAGGCTGACCCCCAAACGCTACTCGATGCGTGCCGTACTCAGGTAGGTCACTACCACCGAGTTCTCGGAATCGACGCCGGCCACGAGTTGCTCTACAGAAAGCAACCTGACCATGAGGTCAAAAGCTTTGAGCGCTGCATCAGCCAAACATCCGGATACGCTGGGCAGAAGTTCGTCGAGTCCTGCGCCAACATGGACCCGGCCAGCATCAGGCGTTTTCAGGAGAAGCACACTGACCTGACCCGCCAATTGCTTATCAAGTCAGACACGCCCCACCCTAACGCCGCACAAACGCGTGCAGCTGCACGGCTAGCGCTCGGGCTACTGGGTGGACAACTGGCTCAGGCTCAAAAGCTCATCCCAGCGAAGTACAACCTGACCGACCTTTTCACCAGAGTGATGCGAGTGTGGCTGAGCCAAGACGGTGCCAGCAAGACAGACGCCGCAAAGCTGGCTGCTCAAAAACTCCTCGACTTCGTAGAAGAGAACACCGGCATCTCATTCTTAGAGGGCGGCTTCGACCAGAAAGCCAGGGGCAAGCTCTACGGCTGGCTACACGCTGGCAAGCTCCACATCACTCGCAAGGCGCTCCAGCAAGGTCTCGATGGTTATGGGTTGAAACCTTTCTGTCGTCGCCTCCAGGACCACGACGCCATCGAGCAGAACGGCAAGGTGTTCACCTTCCGAACGCCTGAGTCAGTCACCGGCAACCACGACCTGACCAAAATCAGGACCTACAGAATTAACATGGAAGAACTGCGGCAATTCGTCGGAGTCAAAACAGCAGAGGACTACACAACATGAGCACACTCACAGAAGCAGCAGAGCACATAGAGCAACAACGCCAAGAGGTCGATGACCTCCTGCAAGCACGCCTGCAACTCGTCGCACAGAAGCAAGGCGTCACGGCTTCCATTGCAAACATTGACCAGCAGCTCATCGCCATCATCGGCTTTGAGCAAGAAGGCAGTCGCTCGATGGATGCGACCCACTTCAAGGTGACCACTCAGGGCAAGCTGAACCGCACCGTTGACGAGGTCAAGTGGGCCGCCATCGAGCAGCAGATCCCAGAGCACTTGCGCCCTATCCGCACCAAGCAGGTGGTTGACGTCAAAATTCTTAGAGCGCTCGAGATGGCACAGCCCGAGCTCTACCGCTACGTCTGCGCTGCGCTCATCACCAAGCCTGCCAAGACCAGCATCAAGGTGCAGGAGAAGTGATGCCCTACCAAATCAACACCGTCGCCGCAGTGCAGCGACAGACTGGGCTGAAGATTGGCATCGTGGGCGCCTCGGGGATCGGCAAGACGCCCCTGGCTCTCACAACGCCTAACCCAGAGCGTACACTCATCGTAGACGTTGACCGTGGCCTTAAGAGCCTGGGCAGCGCAGCCATCCCTGTCGTTACCGTGGATGACCCCAATCAACTCACAGAAATCACGGCTGACCTAAACGCCGGCCTCGGTGCATCGTTTGACTGGGTCATCATTGACGACACGAGTGCAGTCGCGGACCTGTGGCTCGCAGAGGCT